TCATCCCGTTCATACATGGCCCAAGAAGATTTCGTAATACCAAGAACGGCGGCAATTTCTTCTTGGGTTCGATCCCCACGCAGTTTGCGAAGAATCATTCCCGTGGTTTCCTTCTGGATCATGTTCTCACTCCCTTTCTTGTTTTCGTGCACCTTTTGTGCTCGTCTGCTATTATAGTACACCCAATGTGCTCAAATGTCAAGTTGAATCGAACACTAAAAGTGCATAAAATAAAAAGGCACAATTTGTGCACTATGCTGGATTGACCTTGTGCACAAATTGTGTATAATATAAATGAAAGGGGTGTTACTAATGGCAAAGTTCAATGAGCGTTTGAAACTTTTACGCCGGGAATCCGGTTTATCTCAACAGGATTTTGCAAAGCAACTCGGAACTTCTAAAAGTAGCGTCAATATGTATGAGCGTGGAGAAAGAGAACCCGGTATAGAAACCCTTGAAGCCATTGCTGATTACTTCAATGTTGATATGGATTATTTACTTGGTAAATCGGATCATAGAAGTAAATCGGCATGGTTAGAAGATATTGATAATTCCATTGATCTTGATATTCTACGATCCCAAGTAAAGTTTGAAAATTTGTTCCCGATTGAAAGAAAAAGATACCCTTTGATTGGAACAATCGCTTGTGGGAAACCCA